CTATACTAGGATGACCTTTTGCAGTTATTGCTATGTCGACCGCTCTCACGCTTGAAGCAAATCTTCCTGTTCTAAAATTTAAGGCAGGAGATCCCATATTTTTTGCAACTACTCTAGGAAGTTGGTCATTTAGAACTCCTAATATTGAAGTAACATTTACATTACTCCTTTTCCTTCTAGGGGCCCCTTTTGTTGCTAGAAGTGCTCCTGCTGCTGCTCCTCTACTTTTTCTGTAGGGGGCTACTTTTTTACCTCGGGACGCTTTAGACGTATCTTTAACTTTATTCTTTGTCTTTGTTTTAGCCTTAGAAATTTTTGGATCTAAAGTGACTTTTACATCTAAATTACTTATTTTGGTCAGCCCGTCTGTAAAAGACGTTACTGCTCTTTTTTGCATTTTTTCGCGTAAATTACTAGAGCCTTGTACTTCTGTCCAATCTATATCTTGAGCAACTGCATCTATAGCATCTAATAAGATATTAAATTCTTTCTTTTCCAAAGAGGCTCTACCTCTGTTTTCCTGGCTGCTCCTTGCGCTTACAACAATACCCGCCCCTGCTTTTACAGAGCCCTCTTTACTGACAATTTGCTCCCAATCTACTACAATATCAAATAGGCGATTGTACACTTTTGCTTTTTCACCTTTAGATAGCTCTGTCATTCTACTATCTATTAAAGCTGCTAGATTGTTTCCGGCTACTTCTTTTAAAGTATTAAAATCTATGTCTCTTCTATCAAGGGCTACTGAAACCGCAGCAGCGCCTCCCCCAAGAGTAGCAACTGCAGTGCTCTGAGCACCGTGATCAAACTCTGTCTGTTTTGAGGCTGCTTCTCTGCTATAGTTCTTTCCTCTCATGGAGGCTTTTGTTTCCATGAAATCTTTATTATATGCATGGTACTTATCTTTTATTGTTTGAAAAGACGTTCCTAAATAAAATATATTTGTGCCAAGTTTAAGGCCATTCTGTCTTAATATCCTAACAAAAAACTTTTTTTCAGGAATATTTGGAAAAACCTTTTCCATTCCTTTAAAGTGCTTTTGTACCCCCTTTCTATACTCGGCTCTTTCATAAGGGGAGAGGGGCCTACCTAGGCCTGCTTCAAAGCCTTTGGTTAAAGCAGTAACTCCTTTTCTATCTAGTACTAAACATTGACTTACTGCAGCACTTTGAAAAACTTCTCTAGAAGCTTCAGAAACAAGTTTAGTCTCTGCTCTTTCCACGCTCTGTAGCAGTCTTGCGGAAATTTCTTTGCGTATACTAGTACTACTCATTAAAAGTTTTTATATAAGTCAAGGACTCTTTTTATATGGTCAGGAAATGCTACACTATCACGCAAGCTTGTAGAACCCGCGTTCTGAATACTAGCACCTGCTAGAGTTCTTCGCTCCTTGTGTTCGTCTTTTAAATAGTATGTAATTAAATCAAACACTGCAAGTCTTAAGTCTGCCGGGCATTTATCATATCCTGCAGTATACGTGACTTTAACTGAGCCTGCGCCTTTTGGCCAGTTTTTATAGGTAGATCCCGTTACATGGAGTACACTATCCGTCGCTTCGTCTAGATAATATTCTGTTGTTGGCACGGTGCTGTAACTTTCTGAAACGGAATCTCTTTTTTCTACAGAAACAACAGTTTTTACAGGACTCTCTGTTAGCTGCGCTACATGAGTATCCCAATTTATACTAAAAGTTTCTATTTTATTTGTGGTATAATGGTCAATAAGAGAGTTACCACAATAAGTTTTTACTAATTGACTCACCGCAGGGATAAGAGTTGCAAGACGCAGGTCTTCCTTAGGGCTAGAAATGCCTTCGGCTTCTTTATATTCTGCTAGAGTTACTAAATCTGTCATAATAAGTCAATTAATAAAAACTTGGGGAGGAAACCCTCCCCAGTTTACAGAGCTATTAAGCTACTGCGTTCAAACGAACTACGGATACGTCTGCTGCAGTGTCAGCAACTAGCTGGTTAAAGCCAAGTGACTGAGTAGCAACGATAACGTTACGCTGGTTCATTACTTCGTAGTCTTGCTCTACGTTCACACCACGGAGGCGTGGGATAGCAAAGTTACGAACGTTGACTGCGAGGCCAACACAAGCATTATCAGCTTCTGCGGGGAAGTTATCAGAGGTAATCACAGGAGTACCAAAGATTGAACCTACCTGACCAGTAAGCTTGGTAGCTACGTCAGAACCTACATCGGTAATATCGGCGAAGCCGGTATCAGCAATAAGGTCGTAGTAACGAGCTTGTGAAACAACATAAACGAGCTCATCAGGCATCATGCCATACTTACCCATCTTCTTACGAGCAGACAAGAAGTCAGCTGCGTCTACTGCAGTAGTTGCAAGTGCTGCGGCTGATACAGAAGTATCGAAGATGTTAGCTCCAGCAGTCTTAATCAAACCATTGAAGTCATCAGAACCAGTAGAATCATGATTCAAGATAGCATCGTCTACAGCGCGAGCGTGTGAACGAGCAACAGATTCAATCAGTAAAGGCATCAAGTTGATGAGAATCTCTTCGTCTACATGGTTGTCCATGAGAGTGGTAGAGATCAAGCGGAACGCTTTCAATACAACCTGTGAAGGCTGTGGAGTAGCTCCGCCGCGAGTTGTCAAGTTACCTGCAGTAGCAGCGCCAGTCTGGAACGTAGCCAAACCAGTATCCTGCTGAATTGGCAGTACTTGTGCTTGTGAGTTAATTTGAATCTCACGGAAAACACTTGCGAGTCGTAGCTCACGCATGATTTCTTTTTCCATTTGACCAGATACTTCAGTAGCAATGTTAGGCTGTGCAGAGGCATAAGTTACGCCAGCTTTCTCCATAACACCACGACCGTATGAAGTGCCTTCCATGCCCTTACCAGTCATTACACCGAGAAGGTGTGCGTTCATGAACTCTTTGCCCCACTTAGAGACAGTATCGCCTTCTGAACGATCAGCAAATACACGCTTAGACTCACGCATCTTTGTGATTTCTTCGCTCTTCTCTTCAAGCTGCTGCTGGAAAGACTTAATTACTTCATCAATCTTAGCATCTTTTTCTGCAAGCTTAGCTTCTACATCGGCCATGAGACGGTCTACACCAGACTCAATACCAGTAGTGATAGCTCGCTCTTGAACTTGCTTAGCTTCTGCTTCGATTTGTACCTTAGCTTCGGCTTCTTGTGCTGCTTTTTCTTCTACAGCTTTTGACTCGGCTTGCTTCATTGCAATTTTAGCAGCAGTCTCTTCCGCCACCTTCTTAGCAAAAGCGTCCAGGTCGACTTTGTCAGTAGTTACTTCCGACATATTTATCTCCTTTTGAACTGACTTTTCAGTTCCATCCGGTGTATCACTAGCTTCAAATGAATCTTCATCCTTAGCCAGAGACTGACCGGCTAGATCTACACTATTAGTGAAAGTTTTTTTGAACTCATTATATTCTTCAATAGAATCAAACGACTTCGCCAGAGAGAAAGTAGCTGCTTGATTACAGGGTACGGAAACAACCGACACCTCAAACAACTCAGCATCCTTAATCTTTAATCCATCAGTTTCCGATAAGTAATCAGCATCCTTGACTCGGAAACCAACAGAAAATGCTCCAAGAATGCCTTCTTTTACAAGCTGCGCAACATGATCAGGCGCAGACTTAGAAATTTTAGCCTTTAATTCAAGACCGTTTTCAGTGACTTTAAGTCCTGTAGCACGTCCAATAGGCTTGTTATAATCGTGATTGAAAAGAATAATAGGATTCTTTTCGAAGTTATTGAGACCGCCTTTAGTCCATGCTTCTGCTGAGATTGTATCTCCAGCACGATCGAAGTCGGCGGTACTAGCCATTCCACAGATGTGAACGCTACCATCGTCATCTTCATTTAAAGCCTTAAAGGTAGAAGTAAGGTTAAAGATTTTTTCCATCAGTCTTCACTCTTCTTTTCTGCTTTAGCAGGCTTGCTCGGAGCTACTTTTGGCTTCGGAGCAGGTTTTGGAGCAGGTTTTGGCTCCGGTTTCTTAACTAACTCTGGGTGGTGCTTTTTTAATGCATGAAGTAAGTACTTCCATGCCTTAAAACTTCTTTTTACTGAAGGAGGCGAAAGGGCTTCTTTTGCTCCTACAATACCTGTATAGGATTTATACTCAATATCTAGAGGTAGCTCAAACTCTTTAAACTGCTTATACGCAATATCTAGTACTGTTTGTTTTACTCGAACTGCCATTTATTCTTCTCCTTCTTCTGTGGGCCTACCGCCTTCTTCAGGATTTGTTGCGCTTCCTGCGATGTTTGCAGGAACTCTTAAATCATCAAACCCCTCTATAGGCTCGAAGTTAATTGCTTCTCGCGCCTCATTGGGTGTTATAATGCCAGTATTGACTAGTGCTGAGTAATACTGAGCTTGGTCTCGTAATTCAGGTTGAAGAGCAGGAATATTAGTTACGTCTTCGGAAATCTCAAAACCAAAATGACGCTCTAAAGCAAAGTTAATTTTTCGCACAATAGGAAGAATTGTTTCAAGGTAGTACATTCTCATATTGGGACGAAGATTCGCATTGTTTCCAGAGTCTAACATAATGGGAGGTATACCGAGAGCTTTTAAAATAATTTTTTCATTTTCTGATATTGCAGATTGAAAGTCAAGCTCTTTAAAGTTTACATTCGAAATTGAATCTACTTCAATTCCTCCATCAAGAATAAGAGGTCTACGACCTCCAGCATCGGGTCTATAACGAGCAGTCCAAGACTGAATCATCCGTTCTTTAATTTTCTCTGACAAAGTATTTGGAGATTTAAGTACAAGACCTGGTACAGCCCCGTTCTTAAAAAAGTTGTCTTGAAAATCTCTCATATTTTTCATAAGTACCATTGTTCGAAGCGCAGGCTTTAAACGAGATACTCCACGATAAATAGAATAGAACGAATTTTCTTTAATATGAATAATCTCACTAGGAGAGTAATTCACTGCTTCATTATACGTATACCTGTCAATATATGTTTTTTCACTTGCATGAATTGTCATTTTACTTGCAGGTAGGTGGTAAAGATGTACTCCGTCAAAATAAATAAAGACGTTTCCATCTAGTATATAATCGGTAATTAAGTTTCTACGAAAAGTATTAATATCTTGAAAAAGATTAGGTTCGTGATTTAGTAAAAGATTAACACGAGACCTTTTAATTCCTTTTACCACACTATTACCCGG